AAGGACGTGCTCGCGCAGATTCGGGCGAACACAGGCCGCCGATAGTTCTTTCGGACATCCCGAACGACATCCGCACGGATGGCATCTTTCCTGCATAGGAGAAAAATGAGTGAAGAAACCACGGAACCTACTCAGGTTCTAACTGACCCCACCGATCCGGTGACAGAGCCCACCAGCACTGAACCCGAAATCGACTGGAAAGCACAGGCTCGCAAGTGGGAGCAACGCGCTAAGGCCGCAAAGGTCGACAGCGAAGACGCTCAACGCTGGCGCGAATATGTCGAAACCCAAAAGACCGAGCAAGAGAAAGTCGCTGACGAACTCGCTCGAGCAAAGGCTGAGGCAGACGCGGCAAAGGTCGAACTGATGCGAATCCAAGTGGCAAGTCAAAAGGGCATCACGGGCGACGCAGTGAAACTCCTCAAGGGCGCAAGCCTCGAAGAGATTGAAGCGGAGGCCGAGCTTCTGGTTTCTCTCATCTCATCATCCACACAACCCAAAACCCCACAACCCGATATGAGCCAGGGCAAGCCTGCTCCGACGGCGGCTGGACAGATCACTCGCGAAATGCTCGACACAATGAGCCCGCAAGAGATTATGAAAGCCAAGGCCGACGGCAGACTGACCGAACTCCTCGGCAAATAACAGAAAGCGAGTAAAGCCACATGGCTATCTCAAACTTCATTCCCCAAATCTGGGCGGCCGGTGTTAACACCAGCTTCTTCCAGAACCAGGTCGTCATCCCGACCCTCACCACGACCTACTCGGGCGAGGCCCGTGACGGAAACACCGTCAAGGTGACTGGTGCAGTGACCCCGACCATCGCTTCCTACTCGGGCACGGCTTCGGCTGAGGCTCTGTCGGACACGACGGTTTCGCTGAGCATCAACCAGAAGAAGTTCTTCGCGTTCAAGGTCGACGACGTTGACAAGGTTCAGGCCGCTGGAAACTTCGACCAGTGGACTGCCGCGGCTGGCCGTGGTCTCGCCGAAGACAGCGAGAAGTACGTCATCGCTCAGATGCTCTCCGGTGGTACCTCACAGGGCACCATGGCGATCACCACGGGTGACAACGCCAAGAGCGCTCTCCGCAAGCTCCGCACGGCTCTGTCGGCTGCCAAGGTTCCGGCGAACGGTCGCTACTGCGTCGTGAACTCGGCCATGGCTGACCTCATCCTGGCTGGTCTCTCGGACGCGGCTCAGGCTGGCTCCGACGCTGAGCTCCGCAACGGTCTGGTCGGTCGTCTCTACGGCATGACCATCGTTGAGTCGGCTCTCTTCACCGAGACCAAGCCTCAGGCCATCGCCTACCACGAGGCAACCACGGCTTACGTTTCACAGCTCGACAGCGTCGAGGCTCTCCGTGACACGTCGAGCTTCTCCGACATCGTGCGCGGTCTCCACGTCTACGGCGCGGCCGTGACGGGTGGCGCTACGTCGGTGCAGTACATCACCGCAACGGCCTAGTCCAACTAGTTCCGCAACCCGAGAGGTCAGGCTTCGGTCTGGCCTCTCGGGGCATTACTACGCTCGAGGAGAAAGATGAACTGGACGACACCGCAAGACATCCGTGAACGTTGGATCGGAGACGATGCTCCTACTAACGATGAACTCCTACGAGCTCTCATCTCCGACGCTGAGGCCGTGATTCTTCACGAATACCCAGCAATTCAGGCGCGTATCAACGCCGCCACACTTTCGCAGGCCGTCGTCACAATGGTGACGTGCCGCATGGTGACGCGAGTTCTCCGCAACCCTGAGAACGCGTCTTACATCTCGCAGACCACCGGCCCATTCACCCAGGCTCGGAACCTCGGACAGACCGACCTATGGCTGACCTCGGACGAGGAAGAACTGCTCGCTCCGAAGAAATCGCCAGGCGCATTTTCAGTCGACATGGCTCCCCACGCTGGCGCATGGCTCGGCAACCTCATCCTCGTCACCGGCAACGGCTACGTCGAGGGAGAACCACGACCTCCACACCTGGAAATCGTCGTCGAGGACGACTAGTGGAAGTCGTCACGATCTACCGCAAGACCCAGACCGGCACGGACTCTTACGGCAACCCAACCGTCACCACTACCACGGTGAATCACCGAGCCCTAGTCGCCGAGAACACCGCTGGAACGTCCTCAGAGGCCTCTAGAACGCCCTCAGACGCCACCTGCTCGCTCTACCTAGCCACAGGTACCGAAGTCCTACCTACGGACGAATTCGAGGTCAGAGGCTCACGCTGGCTCTTCGACGGTGCACAGGACTTTCGCCAAGTTTTCGTATCCGGCCCCGCTGGTGTCGTCGTCCATCTCCGAAAGCGCCGTGGCTAAGCTCGTCTTTAACCGCGATGGAGTCCGGCAGCTGATGAATGACGCTGGCATGGATCGTCTCCTATTCGGTATCGGACAGCAAGTTCAGGCCGAGGCTGAGGCAACTGCGCAGAACGCACAGCGAGGCCCAGGTGGAACCATCTCCGGCTACGCCGAGGCTGGCTTTTTCGTCGGCATCGAAGACTCCGGCGACCGGCCCATCTGCATTGTCGCATCGAGGGCTGAACCCGAGACCGCGTGGGCCGCACACTTCTACACCACCAAGCGCGATGGAGTCGGACATCTCCGAAAGGCGCTCTACAAGTTCACCAGGAGAGGCGCATGATTCTGTTCCCCGATGTCGAGACGAACCTAGTGAGCCTGCTCCAGTCGGCATTTCCGACCATCCGAGTCGCCACGAAAAAGGCTCCGGCCAACGAGCAACCGAGCCAACAGATCGTCTTATCCGTCTCCTACGCCAGTGAAAATCCGGCCACTCCGGTGCTACGCTATGCCGGAGTAGTTCTCGATGTCTACGGTGATGACTACGCCACGGTGAGCACCACAGCTCGTCAAGTAGTGGCGCGTCTTCGCAACGCCGTAGGTGCAAACATCAAAAAGGTCTCAATCGTTTCTGGGCCGACCCGCATGGGTGATGACACAGGACAGGAACACCGAGCAATATCAGCCGAAATCGTGGTTAAGGCCACTGATTACAACCCATAAAGGAATAACCAATGGCTCTCACAGCAAATAACGTCGTCGTCGGTGTAACTGGTGCGGTCTACGCAGGCCCTACAGCCACCGCAGCTCCGACCTCAGCCTCATCCGCACTCGCGGCCGGTTTCGTAGATCTCGGATACGTCTCCGAAGACGGTGTGACTATTACACCTGACCGTTCGACGGCTTCCGTTCGCGCCTGGCAGAACGCTGACCTCATTCGCGAATCAGTGACCGAGTCGACCCTGACCTACAAGTTCATGCTCCTCGAGTCATCGGCCACAGTCATGGCGACCTACTTCGGCACCGCCGCAGTGTCGGGCAAGACGGCTTACAGCCCGAGCTCGACGGGTGGCAAGCAGTCATTCGTCATCGACATCGTCGATGGAGCGACCAAGCACCGTCACTACATCCCCGTCGGTGAAATCCTCTCGGTCGAACCGCTGAACGTCAAGAATGGCGAGCCCGTGGGCTACGGCGTGACCGTCACGGCCTACGCCACCTCAGGTCGCTGCGTCGACATCTTCACGGCCTAGTCATTAGTCCTAGTCCTGGGGTAGCCTGAACGCGCCCTAGGACTAGGAGGACTAATGGACTTTCCAACCACGACCATCACGACTGACATGGGAGAAATCGTTCTCCCGCATCCGGCAAAACTGCCGTCCGGTGTCATCCGCAAAGCTCGACGCACTGAAGATCCAGTCGAGCAATTCTTCGTCATCATCGAGGGTCTATTCCCCGAGGGTTCTGACGAACTCGCCATCGTCGATTCCATCCCCGTCGACGAACTCACCGAGCACTTCGCCGAGTGGCTCCAAGGTGCACAGCTGGGGGAATCCTCTGGCTCCTCGACATCGGCGAACGACGAGAGCCAGAACTAGTCGCCGACTTCCGTAAGTTCTACGGAATCTCTTTCTTCGAGGTAGGTCACTCGGTCTCGTATCATGAGGCATTTCTGCTAGTTGGTATGCTCTTAAGGAATCCTGAGTCATGGGTTCATGCTGGCGAGCAAGAGTGGGAGCATCCGGTTTCTGCCGAGTGGATTCTGCTCAAACACACTTTCGACCTGCTCGTCAAGGTGAACTCTGACAAAGAGCCGCCAGAGTATCCGGCTCCATGGATCCGTACCGTCAAACCCAAGAAACAAGACCGCGCCGAAGTCCTCGCGGCCTTGAAACTGATGAATCCCGAAAGGCGTGACTAGTGGCTGAGACCGCATTAGCGACCGCTTACGTCAAAATCGTCCCGTCATTCAAGGGCTTCAAGGAAGAATTCGACCGGAACATTCCCAACGCCGACCCCGCCGGAAAGAAATCTGGCGACCAGTTCTCCAAGGGATTCGGCTCATCCGTCGGCGGAGGTCTCAAGCGGGCTTTCGTTGGAGTCCTGGCTGGCGGTGCGGTCGCTGGGTTCACTCGCGATCTAATCGCCGCTGGTGAGGCTGAGGTCTCGTCGAATAAGAAACTCGAGAACGTCGCTAAGTCGATGGGAATCTTCGGGAACCAGACCGACAAGGTCACGGCCCGCCTCGAGGCTCTATCGAGCCAGCAACAAATGGCGCTCGGTATCGACGACGATGTCATCAAGTCGACCCAGACGAAACTCCTCACGTTCAAGAATCTGGCGATGACCGCTGGACAGGCCGGTGGAATGTTCGACCGTGCCACCATCGCAGCTCAAGACCTAGCCGCGGCTGGCTTCGGTTCCGCTGAGACGAACGCCGTCCAACTAGGTAAGGCTCTCCAAGACCCGATTAAGGGAATCACTGCGCTCGCTCGATCCGGTGTCACATTCACCGACACTGAGAAAAAGAAAATCGAGACCCTAGTCAAGTCAGGGAAAATCCTCGACGCTCAGAACCTCGTCATGAAAGCCATCGAGACTCAGGTCGGTGGCACAGCTGCGGCCGGAGTCACTGGCTCTGAGAAAATGCAACAGGCTTTCAACCAGTTCAAGGAATCGCTCGGATTGGCTCTCCTGCCGACGTTCAATAAGTTGGCTGA